ATTCACCATCACTGAATAACACAATGGATCGCCCAGCTTGTTTAGTCGCGACTTCGATATGCTGCGAACCATCGAGAGCAAATTCACTCGTGCAGACAAAGGGCGTATAACCGATGCGGTTAAGCCAAATAAATTGCGGTAATTGAATGGTGTCTAGGGTGATCATGACGTTGCCTTAATCTGCTCTAACTCGCGTAAAAACATCTGCTTAAACTCATCCAATAAATCAGCCTTCAGCACATTACCGGAGGGCATCACTAGCTCTAGCCGATACACCTGCACGCTGCCGCCCGTGCTTGGATTGTTGACCGATGGCGCTGGAGCTTGGCTGGCACTGCTGCGCGTGGAATTCGTCGCGGTGCTGGCGCTGCTTGATACGCTATCTTTAGCCCGTGCGCTGCGTTCTGCCGCATCGGCTTCAATTTGTTTAAGTTTGGTGGCGTAGATTTGCTGGCTGAGCTGTAGTGCTTCTTGGGCACTGGCAATGGACTCATTATCCTGGGCGGTTCGGGCTGCATCGAGCTGCGCCTTAAGCTCGGCCTGCTGCTGCTCATAGCGGCGTTTCTCAATAGCGGCTTGGTTATTATTGAGCTGATCCATCTCATCTTTGAGACTACCCAAGGTCGCGTTGATATCGTCACGCAGGCCAAGAATCCGATTGCGGGTCGCATCAATGGCGGCCTGCAGCGGCTTGAGTTCTTCATCACCTAATTCACGGATTAAATAGCCAGACTCGCGACTGATTTGATTCACTCGACTAAGGGTTATCGTCGAGCTTTCAAGCTCTTCAGCCCACTTACGCGTCAGCAAGGTTTCATTAATGATCTGCTTTTCGCGGATAAAGGCTTGGTTACTGAGTTGTGCCAGTACGCCCCAAAAGCCCGTGTTTACCCGCATATTGTTCATAATGCTTTTGGTCAGCTCATCGAGCCGAGCATTCAACTTTTCGGTGCTATCTTCGTTAAAGTTGAATTGCTTGTTGAGGTGAGCATAAGCCCCCGCGAACAGGTTGACATACTCAGTGGCGCGGCCTGTGGTTTCCTCTAGTTGCTCTAGCTCTTGGCGCTGCTCTGCTAAGGTTTTGTTGGTCTCTTTGACTTGTTCGTCAGTCTCTTGCTCACCATCCCCTAAGCCGCCCATTAAACGTTGAAGAACGTTGAGCACTTGCACCAAGCGTTCTTTTTGTTGCAGGTACTCCTCAGCGGTTATGCCGCCATCTTTATAGGCTTTTTCGAGCCTCAGCATCTCATCACTAACGGCGGCATACTTACTTTTGATCTGCTCATAGTTAGCAGCCTCAAGCGCTTGTACTTCGCTAAGCTGCTTTGTTTGCGCACTCAGCTTGCCCTGCAGGTTAATCAGTTCCTGTTGCGCTTTGGATTTTTCTTTGCTCGATACTGTCGAGCTATTCATTACATCACGGCATTGTTTTAAGCGCGCTTCGGTTTCGGCAACGGCACGGCTTAACTTCGCCTGCTCCGGTGAGAGTTCTTTAATGCTATCGCTATAGCCGTACTGCTTGGCCGTCAGATCACTTAACTCTTTAGAGAGTCCAAGGGTGGCAGCCTGCGCCTTTAAGGATTCAGGAACCACAGCGCCAGTGGCTTCGGCAGCCGTGAGCGCGGCTTTTGCCCAAGCTAAAAATGCATCCTTTTGCTGCTCAAGCGGTTCGCGGTTGTCTCTGATTAAGTTAAATGCCGTTTCGGCTTTGTTGGTCGCATCCGTCAGGGCTTGGCTACTGGTGATGCCTAAGTCTTTATAGGCTTGCTCTAGCGCTGCAGTCCCTTTCGCAGTGGCATCGAGGTAACTTTGCTGCTCCTCAAATTTTGCCCGCAACTCAGTGAGCAGTTTTACATGGCCAGCATACTCAGAACCCGCCGCTTTTAAAGGTTCTAAAGCCGCATCAATTTGGCGAATAAATCCGCCCATGCCGCCTTTAACATCATTCAGGGTTTTAACTTGATCGCTTAGGGTTACGGTCAGGCGCAGCGCTTCATTGACGGTCAGCTTAATCGGCTCAACTACCTCAACGGCAGCCTGCTTGACCTCCTCCATGGCTTTGGCGGCGTTCTTCCATTTACCGCTGGCCTCGTCATAAATCAGCTTGCCGTCATCCACCGCCTGGTTGAACTCGGCCATAGTGGTAAAGGCAACGCCCGTTTGCTCGCTTAAATCCTTAAGGGAAAACGCCAACTGTTTTGCGCTAGCAGCTGTTGTACGTTTGGATTTAGCCAAAGCTTCTTCGGCGATCAGCAGCTCTTGGTACACCCGCGCCACTTCAATCAGTTCATTGATTAATGCCAGGTATAATCCCGCCTTAGCTGCAGCGGCTAAGGCGGCTTTTAATTTACCTGCCGCTAGAGTGGCGGTTTCACTGGCGACTGTTGTGCCAGCAATGGCTCCGGTATACAAGCGCATTGCACCAATGGCGGCATTAGCACCCGTGATCACATCGCTAAAGTAGCTACCAACCTTTAAGGCTAAAAATGCCTTAGCCACAAACCCGATTTCATCACGGAAGTGGTACAGCATGGCCGCGCCATCTTGCACCGCTGAGCCAATGCTCACGATGGTATCGCTGATTTGCTGTGCCCATTCTCTTAAACGGCCGTCGCTTGCCATGGCAGCAAACTCTAGATTCAATTCACTGATCTGGCCTTTTAGCCAATCAAGTGCACCGGACTGAGCCACTAGGTCGTAAAAGTTAGTGAGGTTATCTTTAAGGTTGGAGACTTGGCCACTGAGTAAAGCCATTTGGGCGGCGGCACTGCCGTTGCTGGCGCGGCCCATCTCATCGATAAGGGCTTGGATAACATCACGCCCCAGCTTACCTTGGCTGCTTAACTTCTCTAGTTCGAGGCTATTCTTGCCCGTGACCTTCGCCAGCATGTCCCACACAGGAACGCCGCGCTCAATCAGTTGCAGGATCTCCTCGCCCTGTAATTTCTGTTTTGCCCAGGCTTGGCCTAAAGCCAAGGTGATCCCCTCGACTTCTTGAAACCCGCCACCGAGTTTGAAGGCTTGATCCACAATCGCCTTCATGGTGCCGTTCATTGGGTCAAGGCCAAAGGCTTTGGCTTTTACAAACGCTTGGTTAACTTCATTGAGTTGCAGTGGCACATCGATGGCGAACTGCTTAACCCAAGCGGTGGCTTGGCGGCCAGATTCAAAGCTGCCCATCACGGCGTTCATCTGCACGCCTAGGCGCTCGAATTGATCCCCTGTGGCAAAGACGTCTTTAACTGCTTGGCTAACACGGTCAAAGCCCACATAGGCACCCGCCAAGGCGGTCACTTGGGTGATCACACCACGCAGGCTGGCAGCATGATCGCGGGCACTGGCATTGCCTTTATCTAACTGATTAGCAAACTTATCTACATTGCGGCCAGTACCGTCAAGCTCGCTACTTAACTTGCGCTGTGCGGTGGTGAGGTTGTTATAGTCAATGCCCGATTTAGATAAGGCATTTTGCAGCTTAGTGTGGCTGGCCGATTGCTGCGCCAACTCACGCTGCATTTGCTCCAGCTCTTTCTCGGCCACATCGATGGAGCGAGCCAGCTGCACAAAGGGGGCGTCGGTTTGGCTGGCGCGCTGCTTTAAGTCCTGCAGTGCTAAGGCCGCCGCCGTAATCGCAAGCTCTTGTTGCTCAAGCTCATTGCGGGAGCGCTTAAAGGTATTGATTAGGTCTTGCTGATTAGCCAGCTCATCGAGCTTATTGGCTAAGGCATTGGCTTTTTGGCTGGTCGATTGGCTGCTATCGCCAACATCATCCAGCCCAGTGGCTAAGGGCTTAAGCTCGTTTGTGAGCTGCTCGGCTTGGTTGCTGGTGTTGCGCCCGCTTTGGGCCACTTGGTCTAGCTGATTACTTAAGGGATCAAGGCTGTTTTTGAGTTCATCAACTTGGTTCGCGCCCGCTTGGCTGGCGTCGCTAACGCTATCAATTTCATCTGCTAAGGCTTGCGTCTTAGGATTCGCCACATCCGACTCGGCCCCGATGCGCTTAAGCTCATCGACCAAGGCGGCAATATGCTGCTTGCCCGTGGCTTCGGCCACGATCCGCAGGGCGAGTTCTAAGGTTTTATCAGCCATGGTTATCTCGTTAATGTTCTCGTATGTATCTAAAAACGGGTATTTAAACGGCGGTTAAAGGGTGATTAAAGGGCATGGCGAATACGGCCATGCCCTTGGGTTAAGCAAAACCGCTTAGGCATCCAGCTCCAAGTACTCGAACGGATGATCCTTACCCGCCACTAACTGGGCTTTACCCGCAAGGGTGGCGCTCACAAACTCACTGGCGGCAAAATCGAGCGCAGCCGTAGGTGATAAGCTGGCGTCGAAAATATCGAGCTTCATTGGCTTGCCTGTTTCTAAGTTGGTACCTTCACCGAAGATCCGTGCACGGGTTTGGGCGTTAATACCACCGCGCACTAAGGTGCCGCTGATCGCGTTATGCTGGCCTGATACCGTCACAGCGCCGCCAGCTTCGACCGCTCCGCCTTTAAGGGCGCGCACTAAGCCGAGGGCATAATTAACCTCATAGTCAGTGCCCAGAACTAAGGTGGCCGCGTCTTTCTTTACCGCAAACCCAAGGGTGGCAAAGTTAGTTTCGGGTAGCTGCACCCAACGCTGATTGGTTGGTAAGGTCACGGCTTCATCGGTTAAGGTACCGCTGCCTGAGTTGACCACTTGGGTATCACCGAGTAGTGCCATGGCGATCAGTTCGGCGGGTTGATCGTCGAATGACCATTCCACCTCAGCGGGTTTGGCGATTTTCACCACGCTTAAGGCTTGGCCGTAGCTTTCCTTCTTGCGACTGCCACGCACTTTTTCATCGGCATCGGTTTTAATAGCGAGCTTGGTGGTGTTAATCGGGCCGATGATCCCCGTTGATTGCCCTTGGGCATTTAAGCGGTCAACAAAGAAGTTGCCTGCGACTAATAATCCATTCATAGGATTTTCCTCATCTTAAGTTGTTGGGTTAGCTAGGTTTGAATCTCAGCTTCACACTCACAGCCACAGGGTAATAACCATGGCTTTTGGTGAAACGGGGTTTAACGGCACTGTTAACGCGTACAAATGGGCCAAGCATCTGACCATCAACTGCAATGGACTTGCCCACAACCGCGTTTAATAGGCTGACTAGCAGCTCACCTGCGGGGCGTTCGTGGATGGATAAACGACACGCTAGTACCACAAGCCAGGTCTGCTTAACTTGGCTGCTATTGCCACCTTGGGCAGTTTCATCCAGCCCATCGCCCAGATAGAGCACATGGGCGGCGGGAGTGATTTGGCTGCGCTCATCTACTTCGCTTAGCTCATTGGCTTGATAGACCTTTTTCAGCTTCTGGCTAGCGACTAATGGTTCAAGCAATTGGGTTAACGCTTCACCCGCAGCCAGGTAGTTATCTTTAATCTCAAACATCAGATAAACCCCTTAGCTGACTTGCGACCAAACACACTGCCCGCGCTTTCGATGCTGATAACCAGCTCGCTTTGGTCTGCGGTTTCGCCCGTTGTTGCCAGCCCCAAACTGATATCGCCCTTACTCACTGCGGTTAAAAACTTCACCACGGCGGCATAGCGCTTCTCGACCTGTTCAGGGGCTTTATCGCCATACAAAAAGTAACGGGCGATATCGCAGCAGTTACGCTCCAGCACGGCGGGAACTGTGGTTAACGGCAGCACGTAACGGCCTGCGATATAGCCATTAATCTCAGCCGATGCATCTCGCAGCGCCTGCTCCAGCAAAGCGAGATTGATTTCCCCTGGCACACAGTCCTCACGTTCGGTCAGCAGGGTTAAATCCTGCTGACCAAAGCGACTGAGCATATTGTCTGGGGTGGCGTACATCACTTGAGCCATGGCTATTCACCGTCAGCGTTAGCGGTAAATGCAGCCCATTGCGCATCACGTTCAGCGGCACTAATGGGTTGGCCCATTAAGGCTTCAAGGGCGCTGCATTGCGGCTTACCACTTGAGGTAAAGTGCTCATTGTTTGCCTTGTCGAGCTTGGCAATCGCCTCGGCAAAACTGAGTGGCACTGGCGCAGTGGTGTCTTGGCTGGTCAGTGACGGATCACCGTTTGGAATGTCCAGACTCCCCGTCGAATCCATTGCCATTGAGGTCTCGAAAACCTTAAGGCGGGTATCAGCTTTAATCGCTGCGACTTGTTCATCCGACAGCTCGGCCAGCGGCAAATGGTTA